GTCTAATTACTGGTCCCGGTCCTGCAACCATTGTTGCAGCAGATACCTTGGCTTCACATGCTGGATGGACTGAGTACACAGACTACACTGGCAACCGTAAGGCTGTAACTTTTGGCTCTGCAACTGTTGCTGATCCTTCAGTTATTGATAACTCAGGCGCACCTAGTGCGTTTGCTATTACGGCTCCCGGCGGCACTGTTGCTGGCGCATTCCTTACTGATGTGGCTACAGGTACATCAGGAATTCTGTTCTCAGCTTCTGACTTCCAGTCCCCCGGTGATCGTGCTGTAGTTGCTGGTGATACTTTGAATGTTACTTACACATTCAGCCTTGACGCTGCATAAGGAGATATAAAAATGGCAACAAAATTCACTAAGGGTCAGAACGTAAAAGTTCAAGCGGCTGTTCCTCAAGGTCCAGTACAAGCTCTCCGTATGACTGAAGATGGAGACTTCTTCTACCATATTGAGTGGACTGATGCTGACGGCGTTTCACAAAACCGCTGGTTTCCAGAAGCTGCTTTGACAGAAGCGTAATGTGTTTGGAATCTCATCATTTGCGGCTGCGCCATTTGCGTCACTAGCAGGAGCCTTTCTCAACGCTGAAATTAGTGAGTCTGCTTCTGCTTCTGATACTGTATCAAGTGCTGCAACTGCAAATCGTGAGATTCAAGAAATAACAACCTGTGCTGACGCGGTATCTGCACATGTTGATCTAATATCTTCCATACAAGAATCAGTTACTGCTGACGCTCAGTCAGTTGGTTATCTAAGCACAAGCCGTTCTATTGATGAAGCTGCTACTGCGTCAGACTCTATTGCAGCAAGTCCTGCCGTCTCTGTATTCATAATTGAGTCGGTTACCGCAACAGATGCAGCAACGGCATCCACTGACCTTAGTTCTGCGATAGATGAGGCTGCTACAGCCTCTGATCAAGTATCAGCCCTCCGTGAGCTACTTGGATCAATACAAGAATCCTCTACCGCATCTGACCAAGTGTCATCCGTTGTTGGGTTTGCTTCGGATATTGCAGAAACCGCTACTGGCACAGACCAAGTCTCTGCCATTGCTACATTCTTAAATAATATTAATGAGGCAGTTACTGCGACCGATACAGTCGAGGCTCTCGCTATATTCGAGACTGCAGTTGATGAGAGCGTTACGGCAGCAGATCAAGTAAGTTCAAGTGAGGACTTTGCGTCAGCCATTGCAGAGAGTGCTACAGGCGCGGATCAAGTAGACGCAACTCGCAGTTTACCCGGAAGCATTGCAGAGTCCACAACGGCAAGCGACCAAGTCTCTGCCCTTGCTGTGTTCCAAAATAACATTAGCGAAGCGGCTACGGCAGCAGATACAGTTGAAGCTCTTGCTACGTTTGAGACTGCGGTTGACGAGGGGGCTACGGCATCAGACCAAGTGTTTGCTAGCGAAGACTTTGCCTCAACAATACAGGAAGCTGTAACGGCATCGGAACAAGTATTCTCTACGCTGGACTTTACTTCGGCTGTTGCTGAATCTGCCGCAGCTTCTGATGCGGTAGTTTCTAACCTAGACGCCTTTGCTAATGTAGATGAGTCTGCCACAGCAGCAGATCAAGTCTTCACACAAGCGGTATTTGAGAACAACATAGCAGAACAAGTATTGGCATCTGATGCAGTATCTGCCACGGCAAACTTTGCTGTAACGATTGAGGAGTCCGTCACCGCAGCAGATCAGGTAAGCGCAAGCGAAGACTTTGCTTCAGCCATTGCTGAGAGCGCTACTGCTTTGGATCAAGTAGATTCAAATGTAAGCCTGAATGGGGTAATAGATGAGGCTGCTATAGGGGCTGATACAGTTGCGGCTAATGCGGATCTAGTTGTCTTTATAGAGGAATCAATAGCTGCTACGGATCAAGCTACCGCACAAGCAGACTTTGTAGGTGCCATTGATGAGTTGGTTACTGCAACTGACACTGTTGCTGCTACAGCAGACTTTATAGTAGATATAGCCGAGTCAGTAACGGCTGCAGATCAGGTGAGTGCGGATGAGATATTTGCTTGTGATATAGCAGAGAGCGCCACAGCAGAAGATCAGGTCTTCTCAGCAGTGAGTTTAAACGGAGCAATAGATGAGTCGGCTACTGGGCTAGATGAGGTCTTTGCTCAAGCGGACATGAACTCGGCGGTTATAGAGGCTGTCTCTGCTTCTGATGCTACGGCAGCTCAAGCCACATTTGAAGTTGATATAGCAGAGCAGGTAGCGGCATCTGAGCAAGTAATTTCTGGGGTAGACTTCAGTTCAGAAATTCAGGAAAACGCTACAGCAGAAGATCAAGTCGCTGCAATTATTGAGATTAATAGCGCTGTGGATGAGAATGCTACAGCTCTAGATGAGGCATCTGCCCTAGCCTACCTTAACGGATTTATTAGTGAAGGCACTACTGCTTCTGATGCCATTGAAAGCATGGCGGAGTTTCATTCGAGCATACAGGAGCTAATTAGCGCCACCTCATCCACAGCCGCTGCCGCTGCTTTTGCAGCTTTAATTGCAGAATCTGCCGCGGCTTCAGATTCTCTTGCTAGTAGGCTGCTCTGGGAAGTAATTGATACCTCAGAATCTACTACTTGGGATACAATAAATAATTCAGAAAGTACTGCTTGGGGTACAATAAATACTTCAGATACAGGCGGTTGGCAAGTGATAAAAACTCAACCATAATAGGGACATATGGCACTCATCTTAGCTGACAGAGTAAAAGAGACTTCCACTACCGCAGGTAATGGCACATTCACGCTTGCTGGGGCTGCAACTGGATTTCAATCCTTTGCCATAGTAGGCGATGGAAACACCACTTATTACTGTATCGCAGGACAAGGGACTAATGAGTGGGAAGTAGGCATTGGAACCTATACGTCTTCCGGTACTACACTAGCCCGTACTACAGTCCTATCTAACAGTTCAGCAACAGAGCCAACAGCTCTGGTATTTGCCGCTGGGACCAAGGATGTATTTGTTACCTACCCTTCAGAGAAGTCAGTCAATCTGGACGCATCAGGCAATGCAACTGCATTGGGTACTCCAGTAGCGTTTACAGGTACTAATATAACTGGCACTGCAGCAGGTCTTACAGCAGGAGCTGCAACAGTATTAGCCACAGCAAGGAACATAGCAGGTGTGTCTTTTGATGGCTCTGCTGCTATATCAATACCATTAGAGAATCTATCCGATGTATCAATTGGCACCGCAGTGGTTAACCAGTTGCTTGGATATAACGGCACGGCTTGGACCAATGTTGCGCCAAACCCAGCCTCAGCGGGAACGGGTGTTGTATTTTATAACGCCACTCCAGTTATAACTGCGGCAGGGGCTAACAACGATGTAGCTCTTCTTACCTTTGCGTCCATCCCAGTAACAACAGCAGAGCAGGTCATTACAGGAACAGCAGTTAGCAATACTGTGCTTTTCTCTGCTTTTATCACTGTTGCTCTGAATAGGCTTATATTTGATGCTGGGATATATGACTTCACAATATGGGCTGGTGTAGACAGCGTTGCTATGAACTCTGTTACAACCATTACTAGACAGATATATACAGCCACTCCCTTTGTCGTTGGCACTGTAACTACTACAGGCACAGGATCAAGTCGCACAGCTACAGCATCATCAGGAACGCCCTTTGCTACTTCGGTGATAGATGCTTCTGCTACAAATACAACTGCATCATACTTACAGACCCCTCAAGGTCTATACCAGATAACAGCTAGAACTTCTGACACGGTAGTAACTATTACTACACCTAGTGGGTATACAAATGAGTCAGCAGTTGCTGGCACTGCATGGAAGAAATTGTTTGGGATTACTACCCCAGAAATAACATCTATATCCCCTAACTACACCGTGTTTGATGTGGTTACAACTCAGCCATCAACAGTAGTAACTGCTGCAACAAAGATGGGTATTCTTGGCTTTGTTACTTCAGATCACACTAGGACTATATCGCTTACCTACAATGGCGAAGATAGAAATACCCACGTTAATACGCCTCTGGTTAATCTACACAATGATCTGGCTGGGTTACAAGGCGGAACTAATACAGAGTATTTCCACTCTACCTCTGCTGAATATACCGGCACAGGCACTGGAGTCTTTGTAAGAGAAACGTCTCCTGTTCTAGTAACCCCAGATCTAGGCACTCCAAGTGCGTTAGTAGGCACTAACATTAGCGGAACTGCGGCAGGACTAACTGCCGGAACCGTGACAACCAACGCTAACTTAACAAACGAAGCTACCTCGTCTGGGAGCAATGCAGTAACCCTAACCAACTCAGCAGTTATAGGTAAGGTAATTACTGGATACGTCTCAGGGGCAGGGACAGTAGCGGCTACAGATACCATTCTTCAGGCAATACAGAAGTTAAATGGCAATGCTGCGGGGGCTACAGGCACTGTAACTTCAGTCTCAGTAGTATCAAACAACGGCTTTGCTGGCACAGTAGCCACGGCTACTACTACTCCAGCTATAACCCTAACAACAACAGTAACTGGCATGTTGAAGGGCAGTAATGTGTCTGGGATTGTAAGTGCTGGAACAAGTGGCACTGATTACTCACTAGGGACTTCAGCCCTAGCTACCGGCATATTAAAGAGTACAACCACAACTGGCGCACTGACTATAGCCATAGCAGCAGACTTTCCCACACTTAATCAGAACACTTCTGGTAACGCTGCGACAGCGACAACCGCCACAAATACAAACGCATTAAATATTGTTGGTTATGGATCTTCTAATGGTACTTACTACCAAACCTCTGGTACATTTGCTGGGTATAGTGGCTGGGCTGGATATTGGGTAAGCAGTCATGGCGATGGCGCAACATACTATAATCAAACGATTATCATGCCGTTTTGGGGTCCGCCTCAATATTCACGATTGCAAGGTGGCGTACAAAATGGTCCATATACATTTATTACCACAGAAAACTACACCTCATACTCACCAATCCCAGCTGGTACTGCAATGGTATTTAAACAGACCGCTGCTCCTACTGGCTGGACCAAGGTTTTAACTGATGACAATTCAGCATTAAGGGTTGTCACTGGAGCTGCTGGCACTGGTGGATCTGTAGCGTTTACTACAGCATTTGCGAGTCAGGCTGTTGCAGGGACGAACGCGGCTTCTGGGGCTACTACTTTAGCAACAGCACAAATACCGGCTCACGCGCACGTTTATAAGGGCGGAACAAGTTCTGCGGGGTCTTCATTTCCTTTTATGCACCAATCGGACCAACCTTTAAGTCCAAGTACTCTTAATGCTGGGGGGGGTGGGTCTCATACTCACCCTGCGGCAGTATTTACAGGCACAGCGATTAACTTAGCGGTGGCATATATTGACGTAATTGTCGCAACAAAAAATTAACTAACATAACCGGAGCAAACAAATGATACTAACTATTATCCCTTCTGACGGCGCTGTTTATGAGGACGAAATAAGTTATTTGGGGCTAGTATGGGAAGGAACTCCCGTTAACGTACATGCTCTTCAATGGCAAGATGCTGCTGGCTGGATTGAGTATGATGACCAGCCTAATGAAGATATAACAGTCCTACCTGAGTGGGCAGATAATGCAATGGCTGCATGGACTGCAGCTAATACTCCAGCCCCACCAAGCCCTCCAACAGCCGCGCAAAATCAAGCTAAGGCAGTCGATATTTTAGACTCTACTGACTGGACAACCATAGCAGACGTAGCCAACCCTATCAATAATCCGTACCTAGCCAATCAAGATGAGTTTCTGGCTTACCGTAACGAGATTAGAAAGATAGCAGTTTACCCAACTGCTGGTGATTTGGTATGGGCTACCCCTCCAATTGAAGTTTGGAAATAAAGGATAAATTATGGCAAGCACATACACGCCAAGTCTAAAAATAGAACTGATGGCTACTGGCGATCAGGTAAATGACTGGGGAACCACAACCAATAGCAATCTTGAGAACGGCTTGGAACAGGCTATTGTTGGTCGCGGTGTAGTTGAATACACCAGCGATGCAAATAAGACCATTACCCTTACTGAATCAAATTCTAGTCAGGACGCAAGAAACTTGTTCTTGTACGTTGACACTGATATGTCTACAACCCTTACTGCGACTAGGGACTTAATAGTCCCGACAATAGAGAAGACTTACGTTGTCCACAATGATACAGCCGGGAGTCAGAGCATTAGGGTAAAGACATCAGGCGGCACAGGAATAACAATTCCTAATGGCAAAAAAGCTCTTTTGTATGTAGACGGAACCAACGTAATAGAGCAGCTTAATTACCTTACGTCTGCAGAGATCGGAACAATAACTTTTACTAACCCAGTGCCGATTGCCTCTGGTGGAACCAACGCAATCAGTGCCAGCGCAGCCAGAACAAGTCTGGGTCTGGCTATAGGCACAAACGTTCAGGCATACAATGCCGGTCTACAAGATATATCGGGATTAGCTAAAACAGATGGCAATTTCATAGTTGGGGATGGGACCAACTGGGTAGCTGAATCAGGAGCCACAGTAAGAACGTCATTAGGTTTGGGCAGCATGGCTGTTCAGAATTCTAATGCGGTGTCTATTTCTGCTGGAACCGCAACCTTAACATCAATGACCACTAACTCTGCCACAATAACTGGCGGGACAATTACAGGGATTACTGATCTAGCTGTGGCTGATGGGGGTACTGGATCATCCTCTCTGACTTTAAACAGCGTCTTGATAGGGAATGGAACTTCCCCATTGCTGGCTGTAGCCCCAAGCACAGCAGGCAATGTATTAACTTCTAGTGCTGGAGCATGGGCTTCATTGCCCGCGGTTAGTTCTTTTTCTGCCGGAACCACTGGGTTAACCCCAAATTCATCAACCACTGGAGCGGTTACCTTATCAGGCACTTTAGCTGTAGCTAATGGTGGCACGGGCGTAACTTCCTCTACTGGCACTACAAATGTAGTATTAAGTAACAACCCAACTCTGGTTGCTCCGGCTTTGGGAACTCCAGCAAGCGGGGTATTAACAAACTGTACCGGTACGGCTAACTCTTTAAATGCAGGGATAGGAGTGAATCAGACTTGGCAAGATGTGCTTGCGTCTCGTGCAGCTACAACGGTATATACAAATTCAAGTGGCAAGCCAATATTTGTTGCTGCTTGGTGTAGTAATGCAACTGGTAATATGACCCTTACGGTTGGATCTATTGTGGTATCTTTTTTTGATCCAGACACTTCCAACAGCTTGCGAATGACAGTTAATGGAATTGTCCCAAATGGGTCAACCTATTTTGTATCCCTTACAACAAATACTCTGAGTGGCTGGTCAGAACTCCGTTAAAAGGATAAATAAAATGCTTTACTACAAAGATTTATCTACAGATACAGTCTACGGCTACGATGAGACTGAGGCATCACAACTGCCCTATATCCAACAAGCTATTGATAATGGATGGAAAAATATTGGCAATGAAGAATTAGACTCAATACGCAAGGTTGCAGAGCAAAAGAGACTCGATGCAATGACCTACTCTGAACTCCGCGCCGCTGCCTATCCATCAATAGTAGACCAGCTAGATAGTATATTTCACCGTGGTCTTGATGCTTGGAAAGCTGAGATACAGGTCACTAAGAATAAGTATCCAAAATGACCATACCCTTACTTGTGGGGTAAAGCACTATGACTTTATTATTGCAGCTAAAGACTAATGGCTAAAGACGCTAAAATATTATGCCCTTTGATGGGTTCTGAGTGCATTGAGGATGGCGCTATTAAAGATGGTGAGCTAGTTAAATGTCGGTTCTGGGTGCATGTTCAGGGAACAAATCCTCAGACGGGTGAGACGGTGTCTAATGGCGACTGTGCCTTTTGCTGGACCCCAATGCTGTTGATTGAGAATAGCCAACAACAAAGGCAGACTGGTGCTGCAGTAGAGTCATTCAGGAATGAGATGGTTAAGGCTAATGAGTCTAGCCAGCAGCTTCTGTTAAATACAAGCAAGATAGTTTCGATAGGACGGGATTAAGTAGCATGTTTATGTTTATGCGTCCAAAGCTGGTTTTAGATGTATTCACTTATGACGAGCTATTGCTAACTACCGCTCCAATTGAAAGATCTATGAAACATACGCCCAAGTGGTGGAAGGGGCTGAAACGGGACCGTGTTACAGAATCTGTGCCGACTAGGAATACTAAGGACTGCCCAGCTATACGCGAATACTTCATGGGGGCTATAACCATCCCTATGTGGTCTGATATGTTAATAACAATTAACGAAGACAAGTCATATGCGTGGAATTTCTCTAATCATAACTGTGCTGCAACAGTACACCCGGACGATCAGGTAGGGGGATTCTTTGCCGCATCCCAACTAGGACATCTTAAACTAGAGAGTCCTTGGCTAATTCATTGCAAGGAGTCAGTGAAATGGCTATGGTCTCCGCCAATATATGGGTCAACAGTTTTAGCTGACGTAAGGATGTTCCCCGGTGTCTCACAGTTCAACCAGTCATGTGGAGCGCATATACAGCTTGGTCTTAATCTATCCTCACCAAAGTCATTTATGATTCCATTTGGAGAGCCAATAGCTCATCTGTTCCCTCTTTCTGAGAGGGAGGTGGTAATAAAAAGGCATCTGATAACCAAGGAAGAATACTCTTCCAGAGCCAGACCCACCAATGTGACGTTTAACAACACTTACCATATTGTAAAAGAGAAGAAGGAATTGTTTGCTGGGTGTCCTTATTCCAAGAACGAATCGTAAGGTGGGGGATATACAACTACATAAGAATTACGTTTACACTAGAACTCTTGGTTTGGATGTGGAGGAGCTGAAGCAGTCAACCGATCTAATGTCAAGGTTCATTACAGAAAGCTTTGAGATAGCAGACCATAACGACTGCCGATCTTCAGTAACCACTAAGTTATATAGCCAATATAATTTGCTGATGTATCCAGTACCGGGGATTCATAAGTTATATAACGCTATAAGAGAAACATTCCATGAATGTAATGGAGTGGATAAGACAGAGTTCTTTATTCAGTGTTGGTTAAATTACTACGCTTCTGGGGAGTTCATTGACTGGCACTCCCACTGGCAACCACAGTATTCGTCTTGGCATGGGTTTGTATGTGTTGATGTAGAACCTAACTCCAAGACAACCTATAAAGTTCCTCCAGAGATGGATGAGCTAGATATACCAAGCAAGAATGGTTTGATGGTTTTAAGCAGGAGCAATGGGGATGTACACAGGTCCTCTGAATGGGATCAAGAGTATCCAAGGATAACGATAGCATTTGATATAGTCCCTGCTGGTATACTGTACAGAGAAAATAGATACACCCACATAAATCATTGGATGCCAATTTGAACATGAGGGGAATAATATGACCATTAAAGACAAAGCTAAGAAAGTAGTTACCAAGGTTGATGAGGTTATTATCAAGGCTGACCCTGTTGCGGATAACTTTCTAGACCTAATTAAAAACTCTAAGAGAACCATGACAGTGATACTGATTATCGGCTTTCTGGTGTGGCTAATAACCTAAGCTGGTTTGTTACGCGGTGGAGACCATCCGCTGCATGGCTGTACCTTCTGATATGCATACTGGACTTTGCTGTCTTTCCGGTACTATGGATGACGCTTCATCCTGAGCAATGGACTCCTCTGACCCTGCAAGGGGCAGGGGTATTTCATATGAGTTTCGGAGCAATAATCGGAATTACAGCGCACAGCAGAGGGCAGGAGAAGATTGCTCTAATCAATAGGGAATAATAAGATGTTTCTGCTGGCGCTTCCCTTAGCTACCAAAATCACCATCGCTACAATCATCGCTGTGACGATATTCGGTAGCGGTCTATACTTGGGTAACAGAATAGGCGTAAGTTCGTGCCAGCAGGCTGTAATCGACTCACAGGTACACACCATCGCAGCTATCAAGGAACAGGTCGTTATTTCAGACCAAGTGACCACAGAGTATGTAAATACGGTAGCAAAGATACAAACTAAGTCACGCGAGGTACTGACAAATGCCAAAATTCCTACTACTTCTCTGTCTGGTGATTTCAGGCTGTTCCACGATGCCGCAGCAGACCCCTTTTCCAAAGCCACCGGAACTGCTGATGCAGCCTCCGTTGAAGCTCAAGATCTTGCCGATACCCTCTCAGCCAATTACAGTTCGTGCAACCAGAACTCAGCAACGCTAGAGGCGTTGCAAGACTGGGTTAGAAAGCAGGCATTAGTAGAATGAACCTCTCCAAGAACTTCACCCTAGAAGAACTTGTCAAGAGCGAGACTGCCCTTCGTTTAAACATTCCCAACATCCCAACCAAGGCAGAGATAGAGAATCTACGGGTTCTATGCGAGAAGATATTGCAGCCGATTAGAGATAAGTTCGGCAGAGTTAAGATTAATAGCGGCTACAGATGCAAGGCTGTTAACGAGGCTACAGGCGGCTCTAAGACCTCTGACCATATGACTGGATGTGCTGCAGATTTAGAGATACCGGGAATGGCTAATTATGATCTTGCCTCGTATATCTCTCAAAACTTTAAGTTCACACAGGTCATCTTGGAGTTCTACACAAGAGGTATCCCTGATAGCGGCTGGGTTCATGTATCATACAATCCAGAGCGCTTGATAAACCAAGCATTAACTGCGGTCAGGAAGGATATTAAGACCGTATACCTACCGGGATTATACGCATAATGGCATTCCAGAGACTGCAGTTCAGACCGGGAGTCGTTCGAGATCAGACCAATTACACCGGCGAAGGCGGCTGGTGGGATGGCGACAAGGTACGCTTCTTCTCAGGTTATCCACAGAAGCTAGGTGGGTGGAAAGAATACACCGCCAATACTTTGATAGGAACCTGCCGTCAGATGTGGGGCTGGATCACTACCTTCTCTGACAACTTCCTTGGTCTTGGGACCAATGCAAAGGTTTATATTGAGGCTGGCGGTAACCTTTCTGACATTACCCCGTATGCAGATATTTCTGTCGCTGGAGCGGTAACCTTTTTAGCAACTGCAGGTTCAGCCACAATCACAGTTACAGACGCTACAATTTCCGCTACTGCCGGGAACTATGTAACCATTAGCGGAGCGCTGGGTCTTGGGGGGAATATAACGGCAGCAGTCCTGAATCAGAATTACAAGATTGCTACAGTTGTTAGTGGCACTCAGTACACCATCGAAGCCAAAAGCCCAACAACAGGTCTGCCTGTTTTGGCAACCTCTGTAGACGCATCAACCAACATCTTCACAGCAAATGTTTCAGACGTTATTACATTCACTACATATACCCCAGTCCTTAATGATGTTCTGTATGTAAGCACGACATCTGCCCTGCCAAATCCATTGGTCATTAACACAAAGTATTATGTGATAAATCCGGCTGGCTCAACCTGCGAACTCTCTTTAACTATTGGTGGCGCAGCTATAAATATCACCACAACAGGAACAGGAGTTCAGTCAGCCCAAGGAGCTGCTACCGTTGGAAGTTATGAGATAGATGTTGGCTATTCTGGCGGGACGTATGGGTATGGGTGGGGGGTAGGGGGGTGGAGCCGTGGGGGGTGGGGGTCTGGAGCAATCAACCCAGTTGCTCTGCCACAAAGAGACTGGTGGTTTGATAACTTCAATAATGACCTAATTATGAATATCCGCAACGAGGGTATTTATTACTGGGAAAGAGGGACCGATCCAGATGCTGACTTGTCTTTAGCAGAGAGAGCAATATCTTTACAAGCGGTAGCAACAGCCAATGGCTTTGACCCTGCCTTGTGTCCGTTCCAAGCAATGCAGATTCTTATCTCTCAGAATGACAAGCATCTAATTGCGTTTGGCGCAACAGAGTATGGCGAAACAACTGCAGACAAATTCAATCCTCTGCTAATAAGATGGGCTAATCAAAACGAGCCTTCCAATTGGCTCGTTAGTGCCTCAACCTCTGCTGGATTCTTGGCTGTATCTAGAGGATCTAGAATCATAAGGGCATTAGCAACAAGGCAGGAAATCTTAGTCTTTACCGACACCCATCTATATACCCTGCAGTTCACTGGGACTACAGATGTATTCTCTATACAAGAATACGCAGACAACATATCAATACTCAGCGGTAGGGGCGTAGCCACTGTTAACAACATTACCTACTGGATGGGTAGAGATAAGTTCTATTCTTACTCAGGTCGGGTAGATACATTGCCAACGACATTAAGAAACTATGTTTTTAATGACATGAACTTTGATCAAGCCGAGCAAATTATCTCAGGCACTAACGAAGGCTTTAATGAAGTCTGGTGGATGTATCCAAGTCTAACCAGCCAGACAAACGACAAGTATGTCATCTACAACCATCTTGAAAAGATCTGGTACTACGGAAACATAGAGAGGACTGCATGGCTGGACTCTCCTTTGAGAGATCATCCGCAAGCTGTGCATACAGACTTTGATACCCAGATCGGGACAATCCTTAATCATGAGGACGGCATAGACGATGATGGACTCCCTATGGAGTCCTATATCCAGTCAAATGACTTTGATATCAATGAAGGGGATAAATTCACCCTTATCAGACGGATAATTCCTGATGTATCATTTGACAGCTCAACTGCAGCAGCTCCTGAAGCAACCTTCACAATGAGGTCTAGAAACTTTCCGGGGTCATCTTTCGCCAGTAATGTTGATGACTCAGCTAGTGTCATTTCTGCAACAGTAGATACATTTACGGAACAGATCTTCATTAGGGCTAGAGCAAGGCAGTTAGCTCTAAAGATTAGTTCTGATGGATTGGGAACGCAGTGGGCATTGGGTACGCCAAGGCTTGATGGCAGGACAGACGGAGAACGCTAATGGCAATGGTGTCATTCAGAGCGTCTCCTCTACCTAACCCTAAGCCAGAATATGACAGGGAGTACATGCTTCAGCTCATTCGAGTGATTGAGCTGTATTTCAATAAGCTAGACTCCAATGCTCCTCTCTTTAATCAGTCTTACAGGGGTGACTTCTTCTATGGCGGTGAGTTCATAGGGGATCAGTTTACCGGCGGTGCTTTTGACGGCACTACATTTACTGGGGACCACTTTGTAGGCGGAGACTTTACCGGCACATTCATAGGGTCTGGACTAGCCGTTACTCTGCCCTACGGCTCGTTCTACGATACAACCAATCAAGCTGGCGGAAGCGTAACCACTGAATACCCGATGCGTCTTGCAGCTACAGACATATCTAGCGGGGTATCGGTCGCCTCTAGATCTGCAGCCTTCACAGGCTCAATAGCCCTTACCGTTCTAACTGTAGCCTCTGGGTTAACAGGGCTTGTCTTTCCGGGGATGTTAATAGCAGGAACTACGGTTTCTGCTAACACCTACGTTGTTGACCAGCTAACAGGCACAAGCGGTGGCGTAGGGACGTATACCGTCTCTGTATCGCAAACAGTAACCTCAAGAGCCTTAACTGGAGCAATGGCAACCAAGCTCACTGTGACCAATGCAGGGATATATAACTTACAGTTCAGCGCTCAGTTTATTAATACTGATGTTGCAGCTCATGACATTGATATATGGTTTAGAAAGAACGCAACTACCCCTACTGGAGCAGGTATAGCTAATAGCAATAGCGTCTTTACAATCCACAGCAGTCATGGCGGGGTAAACGGGCAACTCATTGCCGGTTTAAACTATATGATCCAATTAGCTGCTGCTGATTTCTTGGAGATCATGTGGCATGGAACTGATTTAGGGATAAGTATTGCAACTATAGCCGCTGGGTCTACCCCTACCACTCCACAGTCTCCCGGAGTCATAGCTACGTTGCAGTTTGTATCAGCAATACCTTGACGTTTAAATGCAGGCGAGGATAATGTAACTATGCAGCTAATAGACCCCCAGACTATATCGAGCGAGATGGTAGAATTTACTTCTACCCTAAGCGCGATGAGCGGAGACATGATCGAAAAGCTGTTTGTCATTGAAGCCGCATTAAAGCAGATGCCACAAGTTGAAGTTCCGCTGCGCCATTGCTTCGGTAATAAAGTCTACGTCCGTGAAATGACGGCGCCAAAGGGTTCTATTCTTATTGGCAAGATGCACAAATTCAAGCAGGTTAATATTGTCATCAAGGGTGATATTTCAGTATTGACTGAGGACGGCTGGAAGCGCCTGAAAGCAGGTGATATGTTTGAGTCACCGGCTGGCATCAAACGCGCTGGGTTCACGCATGAAGATACTGTATGGACAACAATTTGCGGGACAGAAGAAACCGAGGTAAACAAAGCCGAGGATGAATTAACTATCGGCAGTTATCAAGAATTTTTGCAGTATAAAGGAAACCAATTATGTCTTTCCTAGCAGCAGCAGGATCAATAGCGGCAGCAGAAGCGCTGGCAGCAGCCGCAATGGCAGGAACAACAGCAGCACAAGTGGCAGCAGCCGCCGTGGCAGCACAAGCCGCTGCAGCAGCTACCGCCGCTGGAACCGCTGTGGCTGCTACCATTCCCACCGCCGCCGGAATTGGCGGGGCTATGCCTTCTACCGCATCTCTGTTGTCAGGAGCCGCTACTGGAGTTGCTCCGGGCGTTGTCCCCGTGGGTGGACTAGGGGCTTTAGTAGCCCCAGTTGCAACAACGGCTGCCCCGGTAGTTGCAGCGGAAGGTATCGCGCAGTTAGCACCAAAGGCAGGAAGCGTAGCCAAGCCTCCCGTAATCCCTGAGCCGCCTCTCGCACAGCCAAACCTTTTTTCTGTAGCAGAGCCAAAGCCAATACCTAGAAGCATTTCTCCTCAAGCCAGTCCAATGAACTATGGCAAATCCATCAGCCCTACTGATGTGGTCAAGGCTCCAACCAAGCCAATGAACACTTTTGATGCTGCTGTTAAGGCAGAGTCAAGTCCGCTCAACATGAGCGGGGATGTTGGAGGAATTAACGAAAGCATGAATGCAGCCGCTCAGAGACAAGCAAGCGCAGACGCTTTTGGAGGCGTAGGCACTGCATATGAGCCTGCCATTACAAAAACACCAGTTGAGAAGTCTTTTCTAGACAAGGCTGGTGATTTTGTAATGGATAACAAGCTCAATATTGCTATGGGCGGTCTAGGTCTGGCGCAGATGATGCCTCCAAGTAGCGGGGCAAACCCAATCTCAGACTCAATGATTCGTCCCTACATCTATTCTGAAGAAGATACCTCCGACCAAGAAGCAGATCCAAGAGGCAGAGAGAAGATTAGGTACTCAGGCAGCTATACCGCAGGCACTCCATACAAAGCAGCTCAAGGTGGCTTACTAAGCCTACATAGAGGCGGTAACTTTCTAAGCGGTCGTGGAGATGGGATGAGTGACGACATACCTGCTATGATAGGAACCAAGCAGCCAGCTAGATTGGCTGATGGAGAGTTTGTCATACCGGCAGACGTTGTCTCCCACATTGGGAACGGATCAAGCAAGGCAGGGGCAGAAAAGCTCTACGCAATGATGGACAAGATTAGACAAGAAAGAACTGGACGCAAGAGGCAGTCTCCTCAAATCAACGCAGCAAAGTACCTGCCTAGATGATGGACCTGTCATTAGTCCCACCGGGAATGGTTTGCTCCATCCTCCCGCAGATTCTACCGTATCTAAAGGTATCAGAAGAATGGTCGATGGGAAGAGCAACTGCTGACGATATACTGTCATTCATTCTCTCTCGTCAAATGCAACTGTGGGTAGTTTTGGATGACAATAATATATACGGTCATCTGATAACTGAGGTTAAGCAGTATCATCAATGTAAGATGTTTGCTATTCAGTACTGTGCGATGGAACCACATGTAATGGAGCAGGTATCTGACAGGATGCAGGAGTTAGCAGAAGGCTACGCAAAGGCTACAGGATGTGTGGGGATAGAATTCACTGGCAGACCGGGATGGTCCAGAGCAATAAAGAAGTATGGATACGAAGTACAAAGCATCTCGTTCCAACGATTCTTTAAATAGGTGACAGCATGATATATGATCATTTCTCAATGCTTCCAGAGGAAGCGTTTAAACCAAGATGCGGCAGAAGGGGTATGACCCTAGAGGGTGGCAAGCCCCCTCCAATGCCTACCCAGACATCTCAAGTCTCTATACCAGAATACGCCAAGCCATACATGGAAGCCCTGCTGGGGCAGGCAGGCGCTATAACTGGCGTTAATAAAGAAGGCGCTCCGGGGGCTGCGTATCAGGCTTATAAGGATGACCGTCTTGCTCTAGCCACCCCAGAGCAGGTAGCTGCTAGATCATCCGTAACAGGAATGGCTCCTTCTGCTAACTTTGGCACAGCAACAGATATGGCTACAGCAGGCGGGGTAGCGGGTCTAGGCGCTGGTAACTATGCCCCTTCAGGATTTGGAACTAACTACGCAACAAGGTCTTATTCGCCTACAGCGTTTAACGCAGCTACAGTCACCCCTGAGAGAGCAACATCCGCTACCTTTGGTGCGGATCAAGTAGCACAGTACACCTCTCCTTACATGCAGGCGGTTGTAGATCAGCAGAAAATTATGGCAATGCGGGATGCACAGATTGTGCAGAAGAATGCAAACCTAGCCGCTGCTGGTCAAGGTACATTCGGCGGAGCCAGACAGCTTATTGGTCAGACAGAAAGAGAAAGGGCGTTAGGGTCTCAGTTGGGCGGCATACAGGCTCAAGGTCTTCAGTCTGCATATGAGAACGCACAGCAGCAGTTTGAACGCGACCAAGGTCGTGCTATGACAGCACAAGGGCAGAACCTTCAGTATGGCACTCAGGCTCAACTAGCTAATCAAGCAGCAATGATGGATGCTCAGAAAGCCGCAGAAGCCTCTAGACAGTATGGCTCAACCTTTGGGGAGTCATCAGCAGCCAGAGAAGCTCAGTTGTCTATGGACGCTCAAAAGGCAGCAGAGCAGTCTAGGCAGTTTGGGACAACCGCTGGTCTGCAAGGATCTAACCAAGCTATCACCGCAGCTACAAGTCTTGGCAACTTAGGCGCTCAGACGCAGGCAGCAGGAATAGACCTAGCTAAAGCACAAGAAGCCTTTGGTGCTATGGACCAGCAGCAACAACAGCAAGCTCTTGAGATTGCTTATCAGAACTGGATAGATCAGAAAGCGTATCCGTATAAACAGCTTGGGTTTATGTCGGACCTGTTGCGCGGGAGTTCAAATCTTGCCGCTACAGGCGGCAAGACAGTATATGAAGCTCAACCAAGTCTAGCCCAGCAGATGAGCGGGGCTGGTCTATTAGCCGCTGGTCTTGCTAGAGAAGGAATGAAGTCATGAATCTCATAGAGCTTTCAAACAACCTAAAGGACGTTCCTGATCATTACCTGATGAATGAGGTACAGCAGCCTACAGGCGCTTACCCAGCATATCTGGTTATCTCAGAGCTAACTAGACGCAAAGGAATGCGAGACAGGGCGCTGAAGAATGATCCTAAGTCTACCGTTGTAGAAGATCTGACTCAGCCTAATAGGGAACAGATGATGTCTGCTGTTGCTCAAATGCAACAGCCAGCACCACAACAACAGCCTCTGCCTCCTCAGATGCCTATGCCTCCGCAGATGCCTCCGCAGATACCTCAGATGCCTGCGGCTGGTCTGATGGCTACCCCACAGGCTAGTTCATTAGCCGCTACAGATGCAATGGCTTCTCCCCGTAAGCGTATGGCTGGCGGTGGGTTAGTTGCATTCCAAGAGGGTGGTGATGTTAAGAGGTTTGATGGACTAGATGGTAGTCTTGTAGAGGGGGAGCGTCCGTATGTGCGTAACGACCCTCGGTACAATAAATACAAAAATCCGTTTTTGGATAACTTTTTGTTTTCAAGTCATGATGAAGATGTGGCTAACCTTGCAAAAGAAAACATTAAAAATGCTCGACAAGCTGCTGCTCCAGTCCCCACTGTCCCAGCGCAAAAGGGTCAAACAATACCAACATCCATTAATACTCCTGTTGCCGAAATCCCTGCAAAATCAGATCCAGTAGCAAAATCAGCTCAAGCAGATATTTCGCTTCCGCCCCCATACTCTCTGCCAGCTTCTCGTGGTGGCGCTGGGACTGATTACATGAAGATCTTTCAGGGTATAAAAGCTCCATCAGCCCCTACAGCAGCAGAAGAAGCTGCAACCGCCAAGTCAGGAGAGGAACGGTACGCAACAGCAGTTCCCAACAGACTGGAGTCTGTAGAAAAAGAACTAGGCTCTCGCACCCAGAATCTTAAAGACCGCAGGAAGTCCGCTCTGAACGAAGCCCTTATGATGGCTGGCATTGGAGTCTTAAAATCCAAGTCTCCGGGTCGCTATTTTGGTGAAGGGGCAGAAGAAGGAATGCTGGCTTACCGTCAGAGCATGAAAGATGTCCGTGGCGGAGAAGATCTAATGACCCAAGCAAGACAAGATTTGGCTAAGGCTCAGATCCTACAAGATCAAGGTAAGTTTGAGGCTGGTCAGAAGATGCTTGATAGGGGTATTCAAAAAGAGCAGATTGCTAATCAAAAATTTCAGACTGAATCGCAAAATCTTTCTTATGGTGCAAATGCAAATATTCATTCAAGAGCAAATGAAATAGCAGCGGCACAGCTTGAGCTACAAAAAGCATTGGGTCCGGCACAATATTATTCATTGATAGCTGGTGGTCAAAGATCCTTGACTGCCGCTGATCTTAACGATGCTAGAGCTGCAGCTCAAGGAGCGGGAGCGCCGCAAGTCTTGGTGGCGCAGCTTAAAGCTAACATTGGAAACCCAACATTAATTAAACTTGCACAAAGCAAGCTAATGCAAAGCGGAATTTCGACTGCCGACCCAACATATGACCAGCAACTTGCAGCAGTGTATCAACAGTTGGCGGGCATCCCCGGAGCATCTACTGTTGCGCCTCCGCCAATGAACAGGAATCCGGGGCAGGCTTTAGGTCAGACCCAATAAATGCCGCATCTAATAACTCTACCAGACGGCACTACGGCATGGGTAGCGGACGGAGTCTCGCCTGCTAAAGGCATGGAGCTTGCAAAGGTTGCCTATCCAGAAGCATTCCCACCTCCACCCACAGCTTTAGGTCAGGCTTTAAACGCTCCAAGGAATATTGCAAGGGGAGTTGGGTCTGGTCTGGTCCAAGCTGTAGGGGGGTTAAGCTCTCTCCCATACGCCGCTGCTCGTTATTTCAATCCAGAGATGACTCCGTTTGCAGAGACGGGCTTTGGCAAATCAATCACAGAAACAGAGCAATCATTAGCCCCGACCGATGAAGGTCTTGGGTCTCAGTTTGCACATGGCTTGGGAACATTCGGTTCTATGCTTGGTCCGCAAGCTGGTTTAAAGGGGCTTGGGACAGTAATAAAGGGAGTTGCTCCTCGCGCAGCAGCCCCTGTAGCAGTGGCTCAATCAGCCGGTCTAGGGGCAGAAGAAGCCCGTCAGCGGGTAGAGACCGCTCGTGCTGAAGGAAAGATAATCAGCCCCGGTCAAGAGTTCGGAGCATTAGCTACCGGCGCTCCTATCGGTCTAACAGAACTCCTCCCAATACAGAATCTATTCAGAGCCACTAAGGGTCTGTCTAAACCTTCTGACTTGACCGCGCTTGCTTATGGCAAGAGAGCGCTACAGCAGGGCGCTGTAGAAGGCGTACAGGAAGCAGGCTCTGGAGTCTTGCAAGACATAGCCGCTCAACAGATATACAACCCAGACCAAGAGATCGGTGGATCAGCCCTTAAAGAAGGGGCAATGGGTGCTGGGGTAGGGGGGGTAGCTCAGGTAGGTCTAGATCTAATTCTCAGGAAGGACATCCGCAGAGACTACCAAGCAAGCCTAGCCAAGAAGGATAAGGAAGAGTTGGATAAAGCTATGCAGGCGGCTAAGGATACCGCTGATGCAGATGCTGCTTCACGCCCTAAAGAGAAGATGGCGGCAGCACAAGACAAACATCCTATCTACAATCCGTTAGGAAACTTCTCAGCCCAGAAGCAGACCGTTGCTGATGACGGGACTACAACTCAGTCATTAGGTTTAAACGCAGATCATCTGGCATTCATTAACAAAACAAGGGCAGAAGCAGGCAAGCCTCTACTGAAGTCGTTCTCTGTAGAAGATCTGTCTGATGCCGGTATGCCTCAGCAAGAAATCAGCAAGCTAATTGCAGAGAAGATGGGGTTTGTCCCTAGCGATACAGATGTAGCTAACGCTCCTCAGCACATAGCAACCGTTTTAAACATCGCCGGACAGAAGAATGTAGATACTGACTCGCAAGGATTCAGAGATTTCCTTCGTAGGTCTACAGGTACAGATGATTTAAACAGCATGAGTCCGCCTCAACTGTTCTCTGCTATCAAAGCCGTCAGTGCATTGCCTGTCTCAAAGACTCCTTTGCAACTGGCAGGCACAAGCGCAACGCGCTTCTCGGAAGAGCAATACGATGTAGCGATTAATAATTTAAACGCTGACCACACAGAAGACAACGCTCTCTCGTTAGCGGACACTATCGAGAAGATCAAGGGCTACACTGGGTTAAAGAACGATGTGGATGCAGAGTCGTTACTGCATACCGCAGCCGGTCGGGGCGACCTGTACGCAAAGTCATACCCCAACCCAGACGGGACGACTAATATCAGTGTGCATATTCCAAATGCCAATAAGGTAGCTGGCGGTCCTGACGTTAGAGAGAACACATACGCATCTGATTCCGTGCCTGAGTCTTATGTAATTAAGACATCGCAGGGCGATCTAGAAGAACATGCAACCGAAGACAAGGCTCGGGCAAGAATAGATACCCTTTCCGCTGCGCGGCAAAGTCTTGCAGCTAGAAGCGCCAAAGAGGCAGCTAAACTAGGGGACCAGATTGCCCAGAGCCAGACCGAGCTAGACACAATGGCTGCTCAGGGACTGACCAATACCATTGAGTATCAGACCAAGGCTGCAGGCTTAGAAAGCAAGAACCAAGCAAAGCTCGCTAAGATAGAGAGTTTAAACGCAGCCGCTGAGAATTTGGCAGAGCCTCTGACGATTGAGCCTAGAGGCGAGAAGATCACCACCAAGTCTGACTACACTCTGTACGACAACAACGAGGCAGCCGGAACATTCGACAGTAGAGAAGAAGCGCAAGCACATGCTGTGTCTAAACTTCCTGACGATACCCTGCGTCAGATAATAGCCGCTGCGCCTAACCAGAAGGGCGACCTAGCCGCTGAGTTGAGCGTCATGGCTCAGGATGAGCTGAAGGCTAGATACGGCTCTGTAGAGGGTATACGCGAACCTCACATGGTCGGTAACAAAAAGGCAGAAGAAAGGTTGTTAAGCGCTGGTTTATTTACTGGACGCTTCAAAGAACAGGCAGCAGAGTTAGACAAAAAGCTTCGTCCGATGATGACTCGCCTTGGCTTGGGTGATCTGCATTTAAACATCGTTAACGCAATCAGAGCGAGCAACGAAGCTACAGCAGATGGTGAGTATTCCAAGAAGCTAATAAAGATTGCTATAGATGCCGAGAAACCAATGAGGGTTCTAAGGCATGAGGGTATTCATGCCCTTAAAGAGTTGGGTGCTTTCTCTAAAGACCAGTTGAGAGTCCTAGAGAACAAAGCCAAGTCTGAGTGGATCAGAAAATACAGGATCCTTGAGAGGTATCAAGGTTTAAACCTCAGCCCAGAGGCATTGATTGAAGAAGCCATTGCTGACGCATTCTCTGATTTTGATCAGACCCAGCCTCCAGCGGGTCTTATCGGCGTTGTGTTTAACAAGATCAAGTCCTTCATGGAAGCGTTAGGCAACAGCCTTGACGGGATTGGGTTCCATACAGCCGATAGTATCTTTGGCAAGGTGGAGGCTGGTCGCTTACCCGTCACCAGAGAGCCAACCTCTATGGAGGTTAAGAACTCTGTTGCTGGTAAAGGTATAAAAGGGGAGACATACAATGAGCTTAATAAGACCCCAGAAGGAGCCAAGGTTGCCGATCTTTTCTTAAAGCATAGAGCGGCAGAAGAAAAGGCTAACAAAGACAGGTCGATGAGTCAGGGGCGCTCTGAGGGTGAGGCAGCAAGAGCGTTTAGACGCTTTAATAAAGCCCTTAAAGAATACACGGGCAATGACGAAGAACGTCAGATGAAAATTTCAGGAGGGCTGGGTACAGAGCAGACTCTCTATGACGAGACTAAAGATCAAGGCAAGTTCTCTCTGAGAGAAGAGCCGCCTAAAGAAAAGAAAGAAGTTAAGAAGAGAACAATGGCTGATCTAGAGAAAGCGATCCCTCCAAAGGATCGCGTAGTATCTAAAGACCCCACCCGTCTTCTTAATGGAGAAAAATTCAGCGATGCTCGTTTAAATGAGGCTGGTGTCGGCTTCCTCCTTTCTTCTATTTATGGCGAGTCCAAAGCAAACGAAATAATACAAACCCTGTGGGGTGAGTCCATAAAAGAATCTGGCGGTGACTTTGTTCAGAACATTATCTCGCAGGTTAATGCCAAGCCGCCAACAGCAGCGTTTTTAAACGCCGCCATGAGCCTACCTAACTTCGCTCGTTATTGGTACGAAACATCTGGAGAGGCTGGAGCCGATCTGCCTTTGACTCCCGATCATATCGAGCTGTTATTTAATATACTCTCTGCAACAAGCCAGAACGCTAAACCTCTAACCAATGCAAAGAGAGCCATATCCGTTATGGCAGAGTATTTGCAAAATAGACCAATAGAAACAGATCTGATTTCAAAGAAGCCAGTACAAGACGCAATCAATAACCCGCATCTTGAAACGCTAAAGTTTGGTAACTTTGCTAACACGTTTAAATTTGTAACAGGGCTAACCAAGACCGCTCCAATATCAACTAACGACAGACAGGTTGCTGTGGTTTTTGGGATGGAACCTGAAGTGTTTGTAAAGAATCCAGTTCTGTATGAGGTGATTTCTCGCTTCTACAACAAGGTTAGAGATCAACAGAATGCATTGCTTGAAAAGGGTGAGCAGCCCTACGAAGCATGGCAGCTTCAAGCTCTGACTTGGGTTGAGCAGCGCGGAGACAATACAAGCTACGGCACAGAAACATCTGATGATTATGTCCAAGCTCTTCATGCAATAACAGAGATTCTGAAGAAAGAAGGTATCCCGCTAGCTCGTGGGAAGATAGGCGAGAAGACTCTGTTAGATCCGCGTGTGCCGAAGATATTGTCCGGCACTCTGGAGACGTTCCAGAATGCAATGAAGGCAACAGTAGAGTCCAATACTCTGCTCAATACATCTGGAGTTGCAGCTAACGCAGAGTACGATAAGATAGAAAATATCCAAGCTCCTTGGGCTAACAAGTTACGCAAAGAGTTTATTCAGATTCAGAGAAGAGTTCTTAGAAAACTCGCCTCACAGAAGATTGTTCAAGATGTAGTAGCGGCTGTAGTTGGTGGCAAAGTTTCCATGAGCAGAATGGATTCAACTGCACGAGGGACGTATGAAGATAAACTCAGCCCCAACATGCGAATCCCTATGTCTTATAGAGATTCTAAGAATGCCCATCACGATCTAACTGATGTTGAGTCAAGTGCAGTTCTATCCATCCTTGGGAATGGACTGGACCAAGCTGCTATGGCTGGGTCTGTGTTTAAACCTAGCAAGGGTGGTGAGACCTTCCGGGTGTTCTTTCCGGGTAAAATTGTATCTGATACCGAGGCATCCGCATTCTCTGCCGCTGTTGGATTCCCTCTGAATATTTACGAGGTTCCTAACGGTGGGGTTGTCGAGATTAATGTTGGGGGTAGAGATGACCGACCAACAAAAAAATCTATTATTGCGGCTAATGCAAATATTTTTCCAAATAATAAAGCAATCGTTACACAAACATCTATTAAAACTGTATATTTAGAGAAAGGGAAAAACACTTACGGTGTTCCTTATTACAATGAGGCGATAAATGACTACAGAATTCGTAAGTTCGGAAGAGGCGATCCGTCAGGGTTGGGGAGACGCTTCGATGCTAATATCTATGCGGTCACCAAGAAAATTCGACAGCTCGCAACAGAAAGAAACAAAGAGTTCAGAAATTTCACCAAAGACGCAAGAGAGCAGCAAGCAAAAGCCGCAGTCAAAGGATTAGGCAAAAAGCCGCCACCAGCCGCGCCGCCACCAGCTACGCCGCCATCGGTTGGCAAGCTATCCCTTCGCCAAACAAACACCCCAGAGTTTAAGCAATGGTTCCGTGACTCCAAGCAAGTAAATGCAGACGGAACTCCAAAGCGCTGGTATCACGGCACAGCTCGTGACATAGGCACGTTTAAACCCAAGCAAGCAAACGCAATCTTCTTGGCAGAATCCCCCGAATTTGCAGAAAGTTTTTCACAGCTCAGTGAAAGCTATATGGCAAGGGAGGTTTTTGATGTCATGATTCCGACAAAGCGTTATGACTTGATGATGTCTGCTGTCAACAAAGCCGTTAAGGATGGAGACATCGGCTTAAAAGAAGCTAGGGAAATTAGACTGGCACTGCTCATGTACACTGATCATGCTGACACTACTTTAGGAGAGGCTGAATCCGTGATGCGTGGCGCTGAAGGTGCGCTAAATTCCCTCCTTCTTGAAAAACTGCCAACACGGGCTAACATCATGCCTTTGTATGTAAGGGCAGAGAATACATTTGATTATGAGAACCCTGATCATATTAATATTATCAGACCAGCAATAGAAAAAAGACACACGATTTTCGCGTATCGTTACGCGCCTAAGCCGCCAGATCAAAGTGATCAACTCACACAAACTCAGATTAAGAATGATATAGCCAACATTAAAAAAGGAAGATGGCAGAGCATAGAGTATGAAGACATACAGAATGCAATCAAAGCGGCTGGGTTTGATTCGTTCTATGTTGAAGAAGCTGGTCGCAAGAACCTCGCTGTATACAGCCCTAACCAAGTCAAGTCTGCTGTAGGCAATACAGGGGCATTCTCTCGCAGCAATGATGATGTCAGGTATTCCATTAGATCCAACTCTGCTCAAACAAAACCACAAGGCAGATTCGATGAGGCTAATGCCGACCTAAGCCCAGACATGACTGCGGCTATTAACCGCACCACTACCGCCAGAAAGAATGAAGGCTGGTCTGACAGGATAGCAGCGGCATTCTCTCCAAGATCCTTCACTGCGTTTAGACAGGCATTCATTCATGGCGCTGACTCTATTTCTAATCTCACCAGAGAGACTGCTCTTCAGTTTGGAGAACAGGAATACCATGCTGATCGCTCTGCGATAGCAGCAGTTCTATTTGCTGACCGAGCCGCAGGCATAGCTGCCTCCTCCTTTGTTAACGGTCCACCTGTATATAAGAATGGGTTCGCTTCAGTTCCTGAGAACAGCACCGTCAGGGGCTTGATCCCAATTCTAGAGCCGCTAATGAAAGGTGGCGCACACATGCTCCAGCGTTTCCAGTTCTATGCTGGCACACGCCGAGGCAGCAGGCTCATATATGAAACAAGGGTAGGAAAGGATGGCAAGACCATCACCTCAACCCGCGAACAGAACTTCACCAAGGAAGACATAGAGCGCGGCAAGATTCTGGAGAAGATGCATCCAGAGTTTAAACAAGTCTTCGCTGAGTACCAGCAGTACAACAATGGTCTGGTCCAGTTCATGAAGGACACTGGAGTTATCTCCGCTAAAGAAGCAGAACTCTGGACGAAGAACTGGGACTACATTCCCTTCTATCGCCAGATGGATGGAGACCGTATAAACGCTCCAGCTATATTCAGCTCTATCTCAGGCGTTAAGAAACCTAAAGAGTTGAAGGGTGGGGAAGCTCCATTAGCCGATTTCATGGAAACAGTGATACGGAATTCTCGTGCAGCTATTGAGGCTGGCATGAAGAACGTAGCAGGACAACGTACCATCAGAGATCTGCAGCGTTTAAACCAAGCCTCTGAAGTCCCACCTGCAACCAAGGGATACGACATCGTATCTATTAAACAAGCAGGCGTTACCAAGTTCTACAAGGTGGACGACAGTCTGGTCTATGAAGCCCTCAAAGGTCTAGATGCTCCTCATCTGCCCTTTGTTGAAATATTAGCAAAGCCAGCCAACTTCCTGAGAGACATGGTGACCAAAGACCCCGGCTTCATGCTGGCTAACTTGGCTAGAGACTCGATGCAAGCTTGGGTAACGTCCGGTGTAAACATGACTCCGCTGTTTGATACATTTAAACAGGCAGGGAAAGCTATGCTTGGGTCTAACCCAGAAGCCGCAGCTTTGGCTAGGTCTGGGTACTTCACAGGATATGACTTTGCAGGGGACACCAAGTCTTCAGCCGCTGCTGTAGAGAAAGAACTCCGTAAGCGTACAGGTACTCAGACGGGAGCAGAGAAGGCTCTCATGCCACTCTCTAAGATAATGGATATTCTGGATAAGGGAGCGCATATCTCTGACCTAGCAACTCGTTCAGAGGTCTACAAGAGGGTTCTGGAGAAAACAGGAAATGAGGCAGAGGCAACCTATCAAGCGCTAGAGATCATGAACTTCAGCCGCAAGGGTAACTCAGCCCTGATCAGAATCGTAACGGCTCTTGTGCCATTCATGAACGCTCGTATACAGGGTATGGATGTTCTGTACAGGACAGGCTTTGGGCGATCAGCCACCGTACATAATCAGAAACAGAAGAAACTGTTTGCGACCAGATCCCTAACGATACTTGGCTTAACAGCCATGTATCTTGCCTTAGCCTCAGACACAGAAGAATACAAGAATGCCACCCCAGAAGAGAGAGATAACTACTGGATACTGGGTGGCTTAGGAAGAATACCAATCCCATTTGAATTGGGTGTGTTGTTTAAAGTGTTCCCTGAGCGCATCTACCAACATGTCTGGGGCATGGATACAGGGGCAGACCTACGGCAGTCCATCGCTAGGAACATCACCTCTACGCTGGTGATGAATCCAATCCCACATGTTGCTATGCCTATCGTTGAGAACATAGCCAACTACTCGTTCTTTACAGGTCAGCCGATTGTAGGGAAGGGCATGGAGGATGTTTACACGCCTTACCAAGCTAACCCAAGCACATCCCTGCTGGCTCAGTTGGTAGGCAAAGAAACAAATCAGTCTCCTCTGAAAATAGATAACTTGATTCGCGGATACACTGGAACTCTTGGAACATACGCGGTCATGATGCTAGATGCCGCCATGCGTGGCGAGGGTGATGACGTTAAGGCGACCAAGAAGCTAGAGCAGATGCCTGTGTTTAAACGGTTCATGACCACCAAGCAGGGTTCAGGAACAATCAACGCCTACTACGAACTGAAGAAGGAAGTGGATACTGCGGTGAAGACTGTTAACTTCCTAGAGAGACAGGGAGATTACGAAGAGCTTGCTGTATTCCAAGCTGGCAGAGGCGGCAAGCTGCTGGGTATCAAGGACTACATGAATGGTTTAAATGAAGAGATGAGTAGCCTAAGAACCTTCAGAAGAGAAGCAAGACGGTCTAAGATGGACCCAGACAATCTTGCTGAGATAGAGTCTAATATTAAAGATGCAGAAATAAATGTAACGAAGAATATACAATTCGTTAAGAAGGCGCTCGACTAAGCCGCTCCTGTTTCCTTCTTGCCTCTTCTTTTTTCTTACATGCCGCGCACTGAGAGCCTATTCTCCGTCCGGTGAATCCGTACTTCGGCAGCATGTCTTCTTTCTCAAACATCTTTTGACATCTCATACAGAACTTTAACATTTTGTTTTATCTGCTCGAAAAGCTCCCACTCCGTACCGTATCTGGATTCAAACTCTGCCTTCCACGGATGGCGTGAGACAAACTGCTTGTTATTAAAGCCAGCCCTGTGGTGCATGGGGCATAGCGGGATGGTGTGGAGATCGTCTATCCTCCGACCGTTCTTATGAATGTGATGTATATCAGCGGGTGATGTAACTCCCATTGTGTTTAAACAAACAACACAGCCGATATCATGCAGATATCGTTTCCATTCAGTGACCGTCATTGTTATACATAGAAGTGATGGAGTCCACAGGTTGCTATTAATTTTAGGTTGCTCCAGCTTGCTGGCTTTGGAATGTAGGTAGCATGAAAATGGGTAGCGTTGAATCGCTTAGTCGAATAGATCGAAGCCTTAGCAGAACTCTCTGCCCTCTTCCATTGCTCACTGTTTATATCTGGTCTGAACTGTGGCTTCAAGACTCCGTTCTCCATCTTCTCAGGAACCCATGAGAACTGGTACGGGGATAATACTGTCTTTCTTATATCCATGTCTGGAGACCGATTCATGACCACATCCGCTACATATTGCTGGCACTTGTCAGGCTCAGACCTAGATTCGAAGTACACTGTTAGGGTTAACCACACCAATAGTTCCGTCATGAGCATCCTCCTTGAAACGTCTAAGTTTAGATTGATCCATTACATATCCATTGCCATGCCCTAGATCTTTAATGTTCTCATCTTTTCTTAACTCGCTCGAATAGACCCACCCGGGGAAGTTAACTGAGCTGTCCGCTACAATTGCTAGAATATATATATCGACAGATGCATTTTCTTTTAATGTGCAAAGAAGTCTGCCATTGGGAAAATGAGTGGACTTAACATCATATTTAAACTTCCCCATAACCCCGTCTGCTGTTCCGCTTCTAGGGGACAACCCAAAGTCTGGAAATATGTTTTGATGTTTAGCAAACGCATACTCAGCAGCAAATCCCATTACATCCGCATCAGCACCGTCTTGATCACCTTGCTTCACATCAACCACGTTAGCAGCACGAGCTATCAATGACCGGCTGCGACCAACAAAATTGATGATCAGCAAATCTTCTTGAGTCAGGTTAACTATCATGCGAAAAAGAAGCCAATAACATAAGCGACTAATATCAAAATAACAATCACAGGAACTGATGCTATGAATATCATCAGCCCCTCATGGGCTGACATCTTACGTTTAAACTTGGTAGTCATTTCATGTCCTCCAGTTGGCGTATGTAGATATCTAATTCTTTGATTCTCTCTGCTAGGCTATAAGCCTGTGACCGCCATGTATCTCTGTTACCCCTGAGATTGTCTATGTGAGACTGCATAGCAGACTTGCAAATAATAAACTCCAACTCTTTGTTGGGGATCGTGTCATTTTGGCTCATTCATTTTCTCCTTTTTTTCTGGCAATTCATTGGCTGGATTAGAGTACGCCCTTTCAAATATCTCTAGAAGTACTGGGTCTGCATTTATTTTATCCGCTATCTCTTTGCACCAAGCACCAACTTCTTCCTTAGTCATTATTGTCATGTCTTCTTCTCCTTGTTTTCAATTTCATATCTAAGACGGACATACTTCTCTATCAAGAGTTCATGATACTTTTCTGTTAATTCTTTGTTTTCTTTCTCTACAGGAGGGCTAGGACAGATTCGATTAGCACCACCCATACTTCCCACCCAAATCTTAATGATCCATACATTAACAATGATTAATCCCACTCCCAAAAAACATAAAGCTATCTCAAATACACTCATGTGTTCTCCTTGTCGTAAGCCTCTAAAGCCTTCCACTCAGTATCCAAAGCATACCAAACAGCATCAGCAGCAGAATGAGTATTAACATTCCAAGCATCCCTAGCTTCCTCAACAGCCTTCACCAGTTCCTCTCTCTTTGTCATTCTGATCCCTTCCAATGTTCACACTCACAAACATATCTACCTTCATTGTGCGATGCGTTTCTTAAAAAACCATGTGGTGCGCTGGGGTGTGTGTTGCATTTAACCCCACCATCATCAGCTCCATCGTTGCTCAAAGCCAATAAAGCAACCTCCTTAACATTCCAAGCAATACACCAAGCTAATTCAGCAGCCAAATACATTTCCTCCGCTTCCTCCACCGCCTTCACCAGTTCTTCTCTAGTTTTCATACGCCCCACGCCTCTCTCTTAGCCCTAATAGCATCCCAATGATCATCAACAGCTACACAAGAAGCAGCATAATTAAAATAAATAGTAGCTATAGAACGGCTATCCTCCCCAGCAGCATCCAGTGCGGCATCCCTAATGGCAGCACAAGCATTCCTAGCATCAGACCAAGCAGCTTCATCTGCTTTCTTTTGATCTTCTTTGCTCTTTACTTCGCCTTGCTCATAGATATATTCATCCCATTTTTCTTGATCTTCTTTGTTATAGTTCTTGTATATCTTTGCCTCAAATTCTTCTTGAGTTCTAAT